ATAAGGAGAGGTACTCTACGTACTACACCGTCGATTTCAGGAAACGTGTTCAACACGCCTACACCGTCAGCGTTATCCCCTAACAATGGTATAGGTCCTAACATTCCTGGCCATTCAAAAAGGAAAGGAATTGGGTCACCTATTTTCGCAACACCGCGCGGTACAGCGTTGCGGCTTACACCGGACGTAGTTCCCGTTTGAGCAATAACTACACCGTTACCTACAAGTGCTTCGGCTAAAGCCATGTCCCCGCCTAGTCTATCGGGCTCTGACATGATTATAGGCATCACTATGATGCCAGCACCTGCTTCACGAAGCTTCCAGATTATATCTGCAAGAACATCACGCTTCCAAGGCCACTGACCGTACTTTTCAATGGCGCTCTCGTCGATAGTAACGACAGCAACGTCTTGGGATAATGTTGGCTGATCTGTTTGTTGAAGTATATCAAATGACTTCAGCCGAGCCGTTTGCACCACAGAGCTATCGTTGTAGTGAAAACCTATCATAATAAAAGCCGTAACAAATGCTACAGCCCAATGTGTAATATACTTTGTCATACTGTATTTATTGTCAGTGGTCGTATATGTTAGGTCCGTCTTGAACTTTTACAGGTTTACAATATGCTGTAACTCTGTGTTCTTTAGGCACTAGGTAACTGTGTGAATAGTTTCCGTACTGTCTAGGTATACGTTTAGCATAGTATTGACATACATCTATACTCCTAAAATACATAGGGCTTGGTTGTTGTACATCTGCTATCAGTACGACTAACATAAATGCGTGTATCATTTAGGTTCCTCATGTGCGGACTGGAACTTAGGTCGTTCTCTTTGAGATAGTTGTGCTTTAAACATTTCTTGTACTTCGGGTGCGTTGCCACTGTATGCTAAAAATTGTAATATGCCGCTCCAACTATTTCCCATAAACAATATCTTATTATCTCTATAAAGTACACCTTTATTATTTCTATTGTCATATACTAAATTGTTGTAAACATATTTCAATTTAGATCATTCCTTTTGCCTTGGCTATAAAATAAAACAATCCAAACACTATTCCACTTAATGCTAATAGTAATGCTATAATTGCAACACCATTTACAAATGCTTGACGTGCTTCTGCGGCTGCATAAACTTCTTTCTCTCGCTTTGCTCTAATCTTACGTTGCATGTCTTTAAGTTCATCCCACGTACCAAAGCCAAAACGCATGTTTAGCATTTGCTGAAGTTCTTTTTCCATTTCCATAATTTTCTTTTCGTGGATTAATAGATTAAGTGCTTCTTCTTCAACTGAGCCTGCGGCTAGTAGTTTTTTAAATATTGGTGGTTTCTTTTGTAGTTGTTGGCCTTTACGGAAATCGGATACTGAAGTGTACCACTTGCCCATTTGGCCCATTACATTTTCGAATTCTTGTCCAGCTGCAACAAATTTCTTGACTGTGTTGAATGCTGTTGTTGCCGCGGCTACGGCTGTAAACGGATCGATCAATTTGCCCTACTTTCTGACAGTCTGCCCTCTGTCAGTTGTATTTAGTTTTGAGTAACGTTTACTGTACAGCCGTTTGCATTTGTACAATACTGTGTAAGGTTGTATGTGTTTAATCCAGTATCTTGATAACCACTACCAAGTTGTTGAAGATTAACACTAACAGGGCCACCTGCATTAGTTACATCTATATTAGCAATGTTGTTCTTCGACCTTTGGTATACTTGTACATCATTATCATCACCAGTTACACTGATGTTTGCTTCGACTTGGCCATAACTGTCACTACCAACTTTTACTATATTATCATCACCGTAAATCTCAATGTTACTCTCTTTAACACCACCTGAACCGTTGCCATAGCTGGCGTTTGCAAAGATGCTTTGTGCTTTATTGCGGTCACCTATAATATCAATATTGGTTATATTTTCATTAGTATTATTTTGTCCAGTTGCATGTGCTACGACAACTGTGTTATCATCACCAACCGTACTACTATTCACTTCAGCATTGTCACTTGCGACACCATCGGCCCAACCGTGTGCGTTGCCGTTCATATCTGTACAATTTGAATCATTATTGACAGCACAATACTGAAAGTAGTTGTCCTCACCATCTTGAACAACTTCCATATTGAGATTGTCGCCAACTTGGTTTATATAAATTTCATTGGCCCAACTAGTTGTTGGTTTGAATAATAGTAATACTATTAGTGCCTTCGCTACCCAATCTATAGTCATATAGAAAGAACTCCCCTTGCTGTACGTCTAGTGTATAGTCGTACTGATTATTTAACCTTAATCTTATAAAGCCGCCCTGTTCAAAGTCTTCACGTTGCCATACCCAATAAGGTTCTATTAAGTCTAATCTAATTTGTGTATTAGGATCAAAACCTACCTGAGGCACATTACTTAATAGTCTTTTGTTTTGTCTAGCAAGTTCATCTTGGAATAATGCCGCTAGTGCTTCATTAAGTTTGTCTAACATGTCATGTAGCATATCAGCTAACATAAAGTCAGTTTCGTCTAGTGCTGTTTTCCAAATACCTTCGATACTATCTTTAAGAGCATCACCATCTAAGCCGTCAAACTCTAAGAAGTCTACACCTAAAAAGTCTGCTAATTTTCTACGTCTTTGCATTTCTTCTTCAGCGTATTCATCAATAGGTGTACGCTTACGTAAAATAAGTAGGTTATTAATCATGTCTTCGTTAATATCTAATATTACTGGTGTTGTTGGTTTACGCATACCATGTACTGTTGCTGTTGCTTGGAACGCTTGATTAAGAACAACAAATCCAGCATCAGTCATTACTTCTATTTCGCCCACATAACACATACCAGCTGTGTCGCAACTTGGTAGCAATGTGATCATACTACCGCCCATTTCGTCAACAACCATTACAAAGTCTGTACCACGTACACCGATAGTTGCACTAGGTGTTCTAATCTTTACATTCTGCTTGTATTTTTTAGCAATTTGTCCACTAGCATAACGAACTGTACCGAGAGAAGCCTTCATTGATAACGATCCTATATCGTTAGCAGGGTCATATACAAACTCGTCAATTACTAGTCTAGATTGTTCTGTAAGTTCAACTCTTGTTTCGTCAACAAAGTCAATACGCATAGTACCATTTGCTGTAACAGCTTCGTCCATGCTTAGAACACCTACGCCAGCATTACCGTCAATAACAATGTCACCTTCACGTTCAAGCACACCAGATCCTTTGATCTGTCCTATCTCACCTACTTTACTATGAGCTGGCCTGGCCAGCATAGCAATTAGTATGAGACCTAAGAGGAGAATCCATGTGTACTTGTTAGGAGCCATCGACATTCCTTAGTCGCTTTGTGTAATGTCAACGTCTTGGTTATCACCCGAGAAGTCAGCATCAACTGTGTTGTCGTTAATTCCACTTTGTGTAATTGTGTAACTACTTCCACCACCTGTGATATCTAAGTTAATTGTGTGTCCAGCACTGTCGCCGTCTCCATCTACGTTGATATCAACTACGTTACCTGCACCACTTGAACTTAATAGTCCACTTGATGCTCCGCCAGTTGCTGTACTTGCACTATTATTCATAACCACAGTAAGTGCCGCGCTCTTACCATCAATGTCTGATTCAATTACGTTTCCGTCACCTGTTACAGTAAACGAAATAGTTGAACCGTCTGCGTCAGATACATCACCTACATTAAAATCAAATGTGTTTGAATCACCTGTTGTTGTTATATTAAGTGTGATGTTTTCACAATTTGTTCCTGTTGTGCTATCACAACTTAGATCTACTGCGTTTGAATCACCAGTAAATGCCCACGTACCTGTGTATGTGTTACCTTGTATATCAGCCGCTATTGTGTTGAACGACCCTGTTTGTGTTATAGCGAATGTCATTGTATCGCCGTCTAAATTTACGTCAGCGGAACTTGTACCAATTACGTTATCTTGTCCGTCTTGTGTAATATCTAAATCAAGTGTGTCGCCTACTTGTTCGATATAGATATCATTTGCCATTACAGGAGTTAAGTGTAGTATTGATGCAAGCACTAAAGCGTAAAAGCTATTGGTGTACTTTCTTATCATTTTTGTCCCTCGTGTTGTTATCTTTGGATGCTACCGGATAACACAAATCTACTTTGTCGCAGTATAGCCTATCATTTGGCCATTTTTTTAAAGCCTGCTTCATCGGTAGAGGCCTTACTTTTGGTATGGCTCCTGTGTATTTTTTATCCTTGAACTTCCAAAGTCCTTTATTTTTACCCTCATAAACCAACTGCACTATGCCTGCTTCAATAGCTGCTCTCACAGCATAATTTGTTGGTTCGTTAACAGAATAACCTGTTTCTGACTCTATTAACTTCGTTCCCATATCAAGGAACTTAAATATATCCGCTCCGGACCTTGAACTTGCTATTGTCTTCTCTGTCGCAATGCTCAATAATACTTTGCCTGAACTTACACTAACTACTCTCATAACAACTGTTACAGTATCAACTCTGTATTCAGTTTGTGCGCCTACTCCTAAATACCTTGCTCCGACTCCTCCTATAGCTACGTTACTATCATATCCGATAATACCGCCTTCTAATATTAATCCTGCGAAAACCATTGGTTTCAATTCGCGGGGACCGTTAGGTAGATCTTTTTCATATGCTTGGCGTGTGTTGCGGATCAGCTGTCTCTCTTTGATCAGATTGTCCATTCCCACACGTTCAACTACTTCGAACCAGGTTTCATTGCCTACTTCTGATAATGCCTTTATAACCCAAACTTCTGCACCTTGTGTTACTGCACTAGATAGATTAGCAATATTGTCTGCTGGCTTACGTTGTCCAGTTTTATCTTGAAAACTGTAAACTGCAACTGTCATTTTCTTGCCATCTAGCTCAGGAACTTGTAGCATACGTTCTGCTAACGGTGCTGGTTGTATTCTCGGAGGACCTGCGTTCTCTTTGATTTCCAGCGACTGTTGCATGGTGCTACTACAGCCTGCAAGTGCTAGTAGTGTGCCTAATAGGATTAATATACGTTTCATTAAAAGTTAAAATTCCCTGATCCTGGTATCTCGATAGTTGTAGTGCTTCCATCTTCTTCAATAACAGTTAGCGTAATTGCTCCTGTTGTTGCGTCTTTGACCCACGATATTTGTGAGCCTTCGATTTCAGCTGTTCCACTGTTTGCACAACTGTTCCCACAATCAGCGAACATACTATCTACCATTTGCTTACTTAACGTTGCGTAAATTCTTGACTCAACGTTTTTAACAAACTTGTTTAGGGTAGTATTTTCTAATTCACGTTCTAATCTCTTTGCCTCTGCGTCTGCCTTATCTGCTAAATCTTGCTTTCTATTATGTTGTAGTTGTTCAACACTTAAAACATGTGACGAATAACCATTTCCATAATGGAATGCGGGCGATTTAAAACCCCATGTAAGTTCAGCACTAACGCTTGTTGAACAAACTATTAAAAAACTCGTGATTAAAATTAGTAATTTCATTGTTACTCCCTATTCACTTGTATTTATCTTGTTCGCTTTTCCCTCACGCTCTGCTGTATGTATTTAGCGAAAGGTGTAAATTTTTTTACACCAAGTTAATGATTATAAATAATAGTATGGACAATAAAACAGAACAAGATTTAATTTGGCAAAGTTTAGACGATGCATTTCCTGCTGTGCCTGTTGTTTACAAAACAGATCTAAATGAAGAACTATCGAAACTTGAACGCGGCTGTATCGAGAATGCGTTAGAAGCTGTAAAAGGTAATCAAACTAAAGCTGCTGACATGCTTAGTATAGGAAGAACTTGTCTTATTGCTAAAATGAAAAAATACGAACTTACTTAATTTTAAATGTAAACCCTGCAGGTGGCTTAGTAGCATAGAAGTAACTACCAGCTAGTAATTCAATACCGCCAGTAAATGTTGGTGGGTAAATTACGTTAAAATCAGTAAATGAAGCTTGGCCTTCTTTTTCAGACAATTTTGTCATAACTTGGATCATGTTAGAACTTTCTAAAACTGTACCAAAGAAATCTTTGACTTCTTGAGTGTTTTCATTAAACTTGTCCGCTACCATTCTAGCAAGACTGGCTGTTGAATGATAGTGTAGTTGATACATGTTATGTGTTCTAGTTGGCTTGTACCCTGGGTAGTCAATAGTCAACGTATAGTATTTTCCATTGTCAATTGCTTTAAGGCTTTCTATGTCATTTGGTCCAGCTAACATTGCATTGTATGCTTGTTCTGCAACTTGAGGAGTAATAATTTTCATAGTAGCCGCGACATCAAATGCTACCTTCTTGCCAGGGTTGCCTTCCATAACTTTAAGAATATCTATGTAATATTTAAATCTTTTTCTAAAACTAGGAACACGTTCTTCAATTAAGTCCATCTTCTTGTTTATAGTATCAATAATAGATGAAATACTAGCAGCAGCTCCGCCTTTGTTATTTTTAGAACTTACGCCAACTTTACTGCCGTTTGGTGTTATTAAATAGCTATCAATTAGTTGTTCAGCAATATTCTCTGGAAATTCAACCTGTTGTATACTTTGAAATTTTACGCCTGGGTCAAGATAATTTAATAAAATATTTTCTGCATCTTGTATAGACCCTGAAACGTTTACTCCGCTAGTAATAGCTAAAGGTGCCGCTACTTCCCCAAACTGTACTTCGTAGTTTGCTTTGTATTCTGGATTAATAGTTACTGTGTTACCACCTAGATTTTCTAGTAATTCTACTACAGCTACCTTTTCAGGATCAGGAATACTTGTTTGGTTCTTAACACCGTTTTGTACTTCTGCAACAAGGTTGTTTATATTAATTACTCTATCAGTGACGCCAACTTCTCTTGGTCCTAAATTTACAGCACCATGCACTCCTGTTGCGCCTGCCGCCGCTTTTGTTACAAGATCAATACCTATAGTTTTCATATCTTGTGTAAACTTAGTAAGTTGCCAAAATATATGCCCTGCTTCATCCTTTGTTCTAAAATACTTGCCTACAAACTCACGGCCTTTTTCGCTAGTTAATTCAATTACTAACGCACAAAATCCTGTTGCTGGTTTTTGTCCACCGATCCATTTAATGTTGTTTACTTTTAATTTTGTTTCTTGTTCTAGTTCTTTTGCAAATTGTCCATCTATGTCTAAATTTTCAATATCATCATCTGCTAGTTCTGGATTAGGCTCTGAAGGTTCATATCTTTTTATAGTAGGATCTAAAGGAAACTTCCAGGCGTTAGTTGCATTGACGTCTGTACCGTCTGGCTTTTTAAAACTCTTGCCCCTGCCTGCTTGATTGTCAAGAACAACTCCAATAATACCTCTATTGGATTCAAATAATTTTTGCTCAACTAATCTTATTTCGTGATAACGCATACTAACCCCTATAAAGTATTTATCTTAGGGAACAACATATCAGTACAGAACTTATCTACGTCTTCTTCGTTAAGTCCTAAACTTTTCATTGTACGAGGAGTATGCGGATTTTGTTGCTGATTATGACAGTAATAATTTTGTGAGGCAATAGTTAAATCTCTATCACCAAATCCAGTAAACTCTCCAATTTCATCAAAGTATGCACGTAGATTATTTAAAGCAAGTTCAATAATAGCAACTGCTTCTTCTTCGGTCTTAACATTACCAGCGGCAAGCATTTTATCAGTAAAGATATTAGTTGCCCATTGTGGAAGTTCGCGTTGTTTGCTAGGAATAAAGTCTGCAACAGATTCTTTGTATCCTTGTATCATAGGATGATCTTCTCCGCCGCTACTTGCTGAGAAGTCATGAAATGCTCCTGTCATTTTGCTTTTACCTGATATAACATCAAAGCCGTATATAGGACCATCGTTATTAAGAACAGGAAATACACACACATGCATCATCCACAAGCCTTTAGAGTCACGTGCATCTACAACATCTATGTGTGCTCTGCGAATATCATCGTTAGCCCATACCCTATTGACCCAAGTGTCGTTATTAAAGTGTGCTAGTCCTGGTTCATCATATTCTGTTGCATTTTTGTCAAAGATAGAAATAATTTCATCTTGACATTCAATCAGTTTGTTCCAAATAAGGCTCAATATCTAACTCCATAAGTTCTTTAAATAATTCGGTTGACGCATGAAAACAATATTTTGATTCTTCAGCCATATCATCATTTGTTTTTGCACGTATTGTTTCTTTTAATTCTGCGTTGTCACCTTCAAATTTATACATCCGCCCTGTACCAGGTGCCTTACGAGCTATCATTTGTCCACCACTTAGGTCACCCATGTGCAGTGTATAAATGTGTGCCATTAATGCCGTTGGATCATGCATAATAGTTTTCATGTGCATTATATAATCATGTGTACTTTTAACAATAGTAGGAGGTTGTTTATCTGTCCATAATTCCAAAAAATCTTCTTCTATTTTCATTTTTCTTCTTATGTCAGGTAAGTCATCTAATAAACCGTGTACGTTTGCCATAGCTTCTAAGAGATCATACTTCTTGTGTTGGTTCCAAAGATATGTTGCATACAACTTTGGATTAATTTTTCCGCTCATTAAAACTTTTACAAAGTCCTGTCTTTCAGCATTTCTATGTACATCTTTGGTTAGTTCTTTTAAATTACTCATTCTTCCTCCACTTTTACTACAAGAGGAAATCCTTGCGACCGACTAGCCATATTAGACTCAACTGCTTTTTGTTCTGCAATTTCGAAACCGTATGTTCCAACTACTGCTGAACCTTTTTCATGCACTATTAGCATAAGATTATGAGCAGTTTCTTCGGAGTGCCTAAATATCTTTTGTAGTAGTTCTACCACCCATTCCATAGGTGTGACGTTATCATTAAAGAAGATGACATTATATTTTCCAGGCTCGATTACCTGTTTTACAATTTTTTCGTCAATCTTTACTTCTTCTAAAATTCCAGTATCCATATTACTACTTATCATGTCTATATCCTTAATTGGGGGAACGTGGAAGTTCCCCCAAACTGTGTTACTTACTATCGATTACTGAACTATCATTAATTGTAATAGTCTTAGGCTTTAGGGCTTCAGGAATATTACGTTTCAAATGAATGTTTAGCATTCCTAATTCAAGGTTTGCATTTTCTACTTCTACGTGATCAGCAAGTGTGAACTCTCTACGGAAGTTGCGTCCGCCAATACCCTTGTGTAGGTAATTAACGTCTTCATCTCCTTTAGGAGCTGTTCCTTCAATCTTAAGTTGATTACCGTCAGTAGTAATTGAAAGATTGTCCATACCAAAGCCAGCAACGGCAACCGAGATCATATACTCGTCATCGTTGATTTGTGCAATGTTATATGGGGGATACCCGTTTCCGTTTGGACTATTAGCAAATCCTCTTTCGAGTTCATTAAATAGTCTATCAAAGCCAATAGTTGCTCTGTGGAAATGTGGTAGGTCTAGAGTTGTTAGTCTTGTCATTGTTTTCTCCTTATAATAAGCAAGATTTATATTAAAGTGTTCCTAATGGACACACCATGTACATTGGGCTCTTCCCTTTGTACAAATTTATTTATCATTTGACGCATACACACTATTAAATTGTTGAGTGCAACGTACAAATGTTGTGCAACGCATAAGGTGCTTTAGCCTTAGTGCGCCTGCATATGTGCAAGTACTACGCAATCCGCCTAGTAAATCCTGCACTGTAGCCGCAACATCGCCCCTATATGGAACAAGTACTTCACGGCCTTCTGATGAACGGTAGTCTTTAAGTCCACCAAAATGCTTTTCGTTTGCAGCGTTACTACTCATGCCGTAAAACTGTACAAACTTTTTATTCGTTACTACTGGATGATAAGTTTCATCGTTTGGCTTAAACCATTGCTCACCTGTAGTATAATATTTTGTAATTACTTCGCCGCCGCCTTGGTCGTGTCCGGCAAGCATTCCTCCCAGCATAACGAAATCAGCACCGCCAGCAAATGCTTTAGCCACATCACCAGGACAAGTACAGCCGCCATCAGCGATAACGTGACCGCCAAGACCGTGAGCTGCGTCTGCACATTCGATAACAGCAGAAAGCTGAGGGTAACCAATACCAGTTTGGATACGAGTAGTGCAAACACTCCCAGGACCAATACCAACTTTAACAATATCTGCTCCACTTAGAATTAACTCCTCTGTCATTTCACCAGTAACTACATTACCTGCAATAATAACAATGTTAGGATACTGGTTTCTAAATTCTTTTACAAATTGTGCAAATCGTTCTGAATAACCATTTGCTACATCAATACAAACATACTTCAGTCTACTGCCTGTTTGCTCATATACATTTCTAAACTTTTGATGATCTGCATCTGTAATTCCTATGCTCATCGCAACATATTCTGTTCTTGCTGGATCATGTGATCTATCATCTTGATCAAAGTAACCTACAAGTTCGTTAACACTATAAGTTTTGACTAGACAAGTAAAAATACCTCCAGTAGCAAGTACATCTGCCATTTCAAATGTACCAACACCATCCATGTTACTTGCCATAATAGGAGTACCACGATAGTGTCGTTCTTGTTTTTGTACAACTGGATAACCATCTGGCAACACGTCAGTTGCTACATATGGTTTGTAGTTTCGAAAAGTAAATCCACGTTCTAGGTCAACTTCTTTTCTACTTCCTAGTGTGCTACGTTTAGGTCGAATAAGAACATCCTTGTAATCAAGTTTCATATCTTCTTCAATTCTCATTTGTTTTCTCTCCAAAATTAAAAGACATACTGATCCTATCTGTATGCGATTGATTTCCTTGCACACTATGCTTTAACCAACCAGGAAATATATATAATGCACCGGTCTTAGCGGCATAAGTTGCTCTTGTGGAATTAAAGTAATTCATCTTTTCTATATAGTCCGGCAAGTGATATTCTGCGTTATCTGATCTCTCAAATTGAATATTGCCTTGTTTATCAGTTGCATCAACATAATAAACTCCACTAAGAACTGCACCTGCATGAGTATGCAGTTCGTTATAACTGCCCGGAGGATTAATGTTTAACCATATATTTTTGACATCTAGTTGAGGTAAAGAAACTTGTAATGTTAGGTTTTTTACTTCCTGATTTAAATAGTCTACTAATTTATCAACCTGTGGGTTTACACCTTTTCGAATGTCATCACTTTGATATCCTCCAAAGTTTGTAACCCTGCGGCCTATGTCGTTCATCTTACGTTCATAGGCCCAGTTCTTTAATTCATAATTATCAACCATATGAATTACTGCTGACCAAATAACTTGCGGGAACCATAGTTCCGTATGCATTGCCATTTTAGTATCCTCGTTCTTGCTTCTCTTTTGCCTGCTTCTTTAGCCATCTAGCTCTGCCTGCGGCTTTTGCTTTACGTCTTTTTTCGCTTGGCTTAATATATTCTTGCCTAGCTCTGTAGTCTTGTATAATGCCTTCTTCAGCAACTTTCTTTTTAAAAATTCTAATTGCTTTGTTTACATCATCATTCCTTACTGTTACAGTAAGTCCTTGCAAACTGACATCGTCTCTCCTACGTTTAAAGTTCTTCACTTAGCTTCACCTCCTATCCATGTGTTTAAAAATTCAAAATTATATATTCTATTTGCACTTAGTTTATTATAATACAGATGTTCACCTTTTGTCAACCAGAAAGTTGAATTAAAACTAATAAAATATGAAACTAGTTTTGTCAATTCAGGCGGAAGATTATCTAATTCTAAAAATGTTCGTTCGCAAAACTTATGAACACTGAGTAACCAGTCAATGTCTAATTCTTCTGTGTACAAAAATACGTTAAAATGTTTGTTTGATTCTGCAAGAAAAGTTTGTATAGCTTGCTTTGATTCATCCGACGGATAAACTAAAAGAATACTATTACTCTGATTGAATATTTTATCAGGTGGAGTAATAAGAGTTATATCAGACATGTTACTTTTTAATTCTTTGCCAAATTGATTTTTCGTTTTGTTCTGCGTTTTGTATATAGCCTTGCGGTTCAATAACTTCAGTGAGAGTTGGTTTGGTTATTCTACCGCTGTGCCTTTCTTCTGTTGGCCGTTTTCTTTCATTAGATAAGGTCTCTTTTTTTTTGGTAGATACTCTTCCCAAGGTAAAGAATTTATCTTACCTGATAGATACCAATCTTTATAGGATTTAATACTATCATCTGGATTATCAACTTTCCATTGTTGTTTGGCGTGCTTCCAGTCTACGTCCTCGTCTAATGCTTCCAATTCTTCTTTAGTTAGTTTTTTTGATTCGGCCGATAATTCGTCTTTTTTTTCGACTATTTCTGTTGGATCATTTGATTCTAATGCTTCTTGCACTGTTTCAACTTCACCATAAAGCTCTTGCCAGGCTTGTGTAGTATCTTCTGTTTTGATTACAACTGGCTCGTGTTCATTGTAATCTATATCTTTTTCGGTTTCATCGGTTTCGTTACTAGTTTCATTTTCTGTGCTTTCTTCAGGCTCTGGTCCTGGATTGCCTGCTATCTTCTCTGCTCTTTTTCGCTCATAAGAATCAAAGTCAAAATCATCTTCTTTTTTTGCGTGTCGCCATTCAAAGGTATATTGTGATGCGATAAGAAGCAATACTGCTAATGGATCAAAAACAAATATAATAGTTATAATTACCCAACGTACTGCTTCTTCTAATAAATTCTTATCTGCTTGCTCGCCGTAAACAAATTCAGCAATATATTTAATAGGACCCACTTCAGCTTCTAGTTTACGGTATTCAGATTCTAATTCTATTCTCTTATCGTTGATTAATTCTATCTCATTCGACGCTGTTCGAACACGTTCTTCTTGTTCGTCTATAGCCTTTTGGATGTCATCAGCATTATCTGTTTTTGCTAGTTGTGAGCGTAATCTTTCGATTAGGTTTTGCGATTGTTGTACTTGTTTCTCTGCACTTTCACGTAGTCTTTGTATTTCATCTCTTGCGGTTTGTATAACAGGTGATTCAGTTTGACGCACTTCGTCAATCTTGCCTAGCATTGTAAGTTCACGTTCTTTGAGTGCAGGTATTTGAACTGTACGAATATCTTTAACTACGCCTGCTAGTCTGGTACGTTCTGCATCTACTGTTGTAGTAGCATCTTTACGAACTTGTGCTACCTCTCCTTGTATTTGTGTGATTCTATCACGTTGTCCTTGTACCCACTTAGCGAGAGCAGTTCTAGTATTACCACCAAACAGTCCATCGCTAGTAACACCTATAATGGCTTGCCCTGCACGAACTTGTCCTTGCTCTTTTGATTGTAACTGATTTGTGACACGTATAATTTCTTCTTCTAGTGCGGCTATCTGTGCTAGTAAAGGTTCTACTCCGCTAGAGTCTGTGTCTAAGTTTTCAATTTTTGTTTCGTATTCTTTAGCACTAGTTTCTAAACGTAGTATTTCTGCGGTAATACTTGTTAATTGATCTTCATAGGGCTTAGTTCGATTAGCGTCTGTGCCTCTGGCATCAGTAATAATTTTGTTCTGTTGTTCAATAGCAGGCTTGATACGATCAAATGCTTTGTCGATACGCTCTTGCTCTTTATCAATTTGTGATTGTATATTAGCATCAGCGCCTGTACCACTAGTTTCTAGTGCTTTAATTTTATTCTCTGCACGTTCTATAATTTTTTGTAAACGTAGAGTTTCTTTTTCAATTGTTTCAACTCTAGCTACTGTTTCTTCGCTTGCACTAGTTTGCTCGATATGTGCTTTAGATAAAAAGCCAAAGATGCCCATACTAGTGATGAGCATAAGAATGACTACTGCTAATGCTAGATAGGTCCTAAGCCACCAAGCGGCTTGTTTCCAATAACGGTGTAACCAAACTGCGGTAACTAGTTTACCTATTTCTAATGCACCACCCATAATCATAATAGGTAGTGCGGCTGCGGCAAATATGGCCACAAGGCCTGCGACAGAATAATAAATTGCTATACCGCTTATTGTTAGAGCGGTTATTAAAACTAATAATCCTAAGAACATACTGTATTTACCGGAGTTTTGCATATAATATAAGTACCCTTATTTAGAAATGAATTGCCATTTGCCAATATTAGGATACCAGCAGGCTGTGTCTTGAATGTTTTTTGTTTTGCCTTTGTAATTTAGGCTTGTATGAAATGTTTGACAACTTCCGCTACCAGCAGGATAAATGCGTACAACTTGTACAACTCCTGATGCACTATTGTCAGGACTATACCATTTACAATCTTCTCCTACGTTTAAAGTTTCAAGTGCAAAATAAACACATCGTTCATGTCTTTGCCTATCTTTAGCAGGAATTGTATATGCATTTGCCTTGCCAATATTAAATGCTACGTCGAACACAGACTTATTCGACTGAAAGTTATCTGCTGTTGTCATGTTGCCATAGTAAGGTGTTGTAGCACCGCAAGCACTAAGACTAATAAGCGTAACTGCCATCAACAGCTTGCCAACTACCGTCTGCAAACTGGCATAAGAATCCTTGTACATTCTTTTCCCTTCCTTTAATAGAAACAATTTGTTGATAAGGTCTACAATTTTTAGCAATGCCTGTGTCTTTAACAAAATGTTCTACTCTTGGTTTATCTGAACAGTCAAGTGTAGTCTTACTATTGACCTTTTGACCATTTTCGATTTGAATCTTTTCGTCTGTATAGCAATATTGTGGACCAGCGGAAGCAAGTTCAACCTGCTTCCCTGAACACGCCGCTAATAGACTAACCGTTGTTAGAATTAGAAGCGATCTTAGCATTACGTTCATCCTTTGCTTGTTGCAATAGTCTGTCAAATACTTCAAGTGGCATCTTGATACGTACATATGTGTGTACTCTACCAGTTGCGCCTAACTCATATGCATACCTTTTAACTTCAAGATGCTCTCTAATTACAGTATCTTGAACACTGTGTTCTACAAATGTTCTAGTTACTCTAGTTTCGTTGCCAGTGTTACCTTTAATCTCAACAGTAGTGCTTGAGTTAACTTCACCGTTCAAACGTTCTGCGTAGCCTTTTACTGCAAATGCGTATGCTTGAGATTCACTTGCTTGTTCAAACTTACTCTCACCCATTCCACAGGAATAAGCAAAGTCTGTTTTCCAAAACAACCAACCTTCGGAACCAATCTGTTCACAGTCTTCATACCATGTTGGGTGTGCTTTTGTTTCGCGGATTTCAATTTCTTTCATACCACTACATGCACCTAGCATACCTAGCATTGCAGTCATAGTGACGATCTTAGTAAAGCCTTTCATATTAGCCTCCATAGCCTAGCCTTTTATTAATGTTACGTATATAATACTATCTTTAAGTGTAAAAGTCAACCTATTTTGGTAAACCTTTAGTTCCAACGATAAAAGATGTGTGTTGAAATTGATCCGACTAGTTGTATCTTACTTGCCCACTTAGGCGAAACATAGTCAGCATGATAGTGTGTAGCACCTTCTGTGATACCTCGCATCTTATCAGTGTGTACAATTTTGTACGCAATAATTTGTGCGGTACGCCAAGCATCACTATCTCGAATAGTATCAGCCTTGCCGTCACAGTACCAACTGAATTGGCAACGATTTTTAATCGGATGATAGATACGTTGGTCATCTGGTAAGTCTGCATGTTGTTTAGTTTTCCAACTTTCTTTGATTGGACCTTCTCTAACAACTTCACAGATTGTGTTAGGATAACGTGTGTCGTTAACACGATTAAGAACTACATCAGCAACGGCATACTGCCCTGCTAATGGTTCTGATTTTGCTTCAAAATAAATGTTTTGTGCAAGACAATACAGTTCTGGTCTGTTTTCTTCTGTGTACAATTCTTCAATTTGTGGATTTTGAAAAGTAGATGCCGATGATGCGAACGCAGTAGTCGCTGTTAGTATCATGGCTGCTAAAATAGCTGTCTTCATAATATACCTCATAATTTATTTAGATTGATTTGGTACTACATTTAGTGTGTAGTTTAGTTTCTACGCATTTGTGCTATCTCAGTAGCTTGTTTAGATCCATTCTTATCATCGGCATCAGCAAATACAGGCACAAGATTTGACTTGTGCATCATAGCAATACCTACTAGTTTACGTTCGCCACTATAGGTCATCTGCTCTCGCTGAGTACCGTTGCCGCAAATTTTGTCGCTTGTAGGAACTGTGTTTCTGCTATTGCTTCTATAGTCTGGAATTGAATTTATCGGATCTGCTGTGCGTTTCTTATCAGCAAGTTGATCAGGATGAACTCCTTGTTTGCGGAGCCATTTGTCATGTTCTGCTTGTGCCTTGAGCTGTTTAGCGTTAGGCTTTTTCTTCTTGCTATTGTATCTTGTGGTCGTTAAGTACGGACCTACCATTTGCATTGTCATGTTGTGCGCCTTTCGTTTGCCTATTATTTGTATAATATAGCACGCCTAGGCGCAAAAGTCAACCTATTTTGGTAAAATTATGCGTGAGCTCTTCTTTGCATAATTTTATATGTTGCCTGTGGTCTACCTACTGAATCGTTTGGGTTAGTTTTTACTACTCTTACATCGAAACCAGCGTCTCTTAGCTCAGTTAATCTAGCACCTGGAGACATAATGTCCAAGTTATCAGTTAGATCTTCTGTAGTAAAAGATTTACCGTTACCCCAGTAATTTTCTAGGATTTGTTGATTTTGTGTGCCTTCTTTAAAGAACTTTGTTCCTTTTGCTTTTGTTTTCATGTTTCTCCTTTTTGTTAACATTGTGTATATAATATACTCTATAGGAGAAAAGTCAACCTATTTTGGTAAACTACTGCATTTCTGCTACAGCAGCATCATAAACTGCTTTGCTCATAGTACCGTTTTCAAGCAATCTTGTTCTATTTGCCATATGCTGTGCATCAACTTCGTCTTTTGATCCGCCAAAGTATGCTACAGCATGTCCCTCTTCGACAAGTATATCAGTGCATCTTCTGTTGTCATCAACGAGGAAGTCTCCAAGGATACGTCCGAACTTTCCTTTTTTGTCTTCTCCGCTTCTATCAATTTCTGTTTTAAGTACTTGGATCGACCCAATCGGTAGTAGTTCTTTAAGTCTTTCTTTTGATGCAAGTCCAAAGGCTTTCTCCACTTTATCACGAGTTCTTGATTCTGGTGTGTCTATACCCATCATGCGTACACGTTCTTTGTGCATCCACATTCCAAAGCCTAGATCTATGTCTACATCAACAGTATCACCGTCAACGACCCTTAGGATTTTACATTTATATTCGTACATTTATTTTCCCTCATTTATTATTCATCCAAGTTTAGTGCTTGGTCACCCCATTCTTCCATTACAAACTCTCCAAAGGCTGTTCCGAAGAGCCACATTAATGTTAGAATAATTACTCCTACACATATTATAAGTGCCCATACTAAAATTTGTAGTAATATGTGCCTGCCTTCTGCCCAATGTGCTACTTTTTTTATTTTGTTCTTAAACCCATCTAACAAATAAGTGCCTATTACCCAACGTGCTAATCTCATTACAATCAGGATAGGAGAACTTAACACATCAAACAGTATTAAGAACAGGTCAACAGCTAGATCCACAATATGGTCTATGTTTAACCATTTGCGAAACCGTTGCCACATTAGCCACTCGATACCATGTCAAAAAGTGCAGGTCCAAAACTACTTGCAGCCCAACCTAGTGCTACTATAGTAATAACACCATATACTAACCATTTCATTTTAAAATCATCCACTACCATTTTCAGTGCAACTAATTCATTACCTAGTATACGTACTGCAACTTCTAATTTTCCTGTGTTATCTTCTTTTTCGGCCATTTAGACTTCTCCTATTATCTGTGTATTTATTGTACTTTAATCAAAAAAAAGGGCCGCCGAAGCGACCCAGTTAATTTTTATAAATTAATTAAAATATTTAGAAGTTAATTTTTACGCCTACTTCAATTTCTCCACGGTCGTTATCGCCGTTGAAGTCATATGTTGTTTCGCCGTATACAACTGATGTTGGATTAACAGCATAATCAAAGCCTAATTCTAGTACAGGATATGATCCATCGTCTAGTACATTCATTAGTGCAAGATCGTCGCCTGATGCATGATCTGTTTCATACACAGTAATTGGAACTTCGCCCCAAATCGATAGTGGTCCTGCAGCAGGTGTCCAACGTAATTCTGGTTCAATAGTGATGTGGTTTGTTTCCGCATCAACTTTATGAAATGCTTTTAGCTCTGTGTTAAGAGCTAAATTTGATCCTAAGTCTTCTGCCATAGCAGTAGTACTTAGAATTGCCGTAGCGGCAATTGCTATAAGTATTTTATTCATTTTGATTGTTTTTTCCTTTAATTTTTTATTTTTATATCGATATAAAAAAACGCCAAAGGCTTGTCCCCCAGCGAAATATTTATCTCCTACGCTTTGTAGTTAACTACAAAGTGAATTAAGTGGCCCGTCCTGTTGCCCGGTGGAACCATACCGCGAAGTTTACAGCTTAGGCTGCAAGTAGTTCACTATCCATAGACATGTCTAAAGATGTAAACGCTTCAGGTTTGAAATTTGCGTTTGCAATTATCAATTTTCTTCGCGATAACCGTGCTTAGATCCGGGTAACTCCACTCTTCTATCCAGTCAGTCGATCCTATTTCGGCCCCATCATAAGCACACTTGCGAAGTCTTTTGTTATAACCACGCTTAATCTTCTTACGTTCACCTGGTTTCCAATGAAAGTATTTCTTAGCCTTTTTGCTTAGAGCATCAAACTCATCGCCGCTAATCATTTTAATACGTGTCTTCACTGTATCTCCAAATGTGCTTATGGTGGAGCCGCCGGGTACCGCCCCCGGGTCCTGTCCAGTCGTCAAATTGCTTCAACGTTACATATATATTTATACAGTCTTTTAAGGTAGGTGTCAACCTTTTTCTGCATTTAATTTACTTTGTTCATACTTCATCATTAAAGCATAGAGGTCGTCTGTTTTTTTGAGAATGCCGTTTGGCTGTACGACAAAGACATCTCCAGGTTTGTAAAGATGATTACCTTTGTAGGTGCCATCTTTCCTTAATCCCATTACTTCACCTGGCCACTCTCCTCTAACTGAAAAGTCGTCGCCAAACTGTTCTATGGTATAATCAAGCCACATCATATAAAGTACTCCTTATTAACTGCGTACTTTATTATTTATGCGAAGAATAGTGTTTTTGTGTTGCCTGCTATGATCATAATACATGTAAGAATATGCAGTATGATCCAAAAGGTGCGAAAAGCCAGAGCTCGTTTTACATCATCTTGTGATATAGGTAGGAACTCTGGCTTATCGTCGTCTGTTATGCCTATAGGCATACCAACAGTCCTAGCCCATAATTTAAGCCAGCGCCGTTGTCCGCTCATTACATCGCGTTCTTTTTGTCTTGTACTTCTTTTCTGCGTTCTTTGGTAAGTTTACCTAGATCACCTAGTGCTTTTCTAGCTCTAGTTGCTGCAGCCTTTACACCTTTTGTTTCAAATGACTCTTGTTCAGTCAAATAGTTATTGAAGGCTTGTACGATTTGTTCATGTACATTCATGTTATTCTCCTTTGTTAATATATTATACGAAATTTTTTTCAGTTTGTCAACCATTAATCGCCAACAAATACATTTCCAGATCCGCCTGCTGTAACAGGAGCACAATGAGCACCACCTAATGGCACACATAAATTGTCCGGATTTGCACTTTCAGGTGTATTGTTGACCACAAGTTTATTGTTTACATAAACTTTATTATTTGCGGCAATAAGTTCGCCGCCGCCGTGTGTGTTTGGATCTCCATCTACAGATACTAACAAATTATTTGCATACACGTTGGACTGTCCTGTAACAGTCGTAGTTGCACCACAAGCTCTTCCGTCAGTGTCTCTATGTATGGCCACACTCATTATATTGCAATACCTGATGTTGTTGCAACATATTGTTTGCTTATTTCGTCTTGTGTTTTTGATACACAAGACACTGATGCTGTTCGCATCATAAACTTGTTTTCAGGACTTACACTAAACATAAACGGCGCTAAACCTAAACCTTTTTCTTGTGCAATTAGCACCATAGGTTTTCTTAATGTGTAGTGATTATCGTCTTCTGATTCAAGTCGAGCTACAATTTCTTCGCCTGAACTTAGTTTTAGAGATATAGTATCTCCTACTTTATACGGTGTTTCAATTAACATTATATTGTATATCCTGTTCCAGTATAGTTAGTGTTTTCAATATAATCTACCATTTGTTCGTATCCGCCCACTTTGTTCCCACCAATAATAACTTGTGGAAAAGTTCTTGCTGTCGGAAATGTTTCAAATACCTCTTCTCTAGTAAAGTCTTTGCCTAGTTCTTTATATTCGTATTTCAGTTGTCTTGATTCGCATAATGCTTTGGCCTTCATGCAACTTGGACATGCAGGTTTACCCCATATAGTAATCATAAACTAAATCCTTTCAGTGAATCCTTGTCCACATCTTGCTTGATGCCGCCGATGATATATGACTCTACTTCTGTCTCTTGTGGTGCAACTTGCAAGCCTGAGCTAGATAGCCAGTGCTGTGTCCAAGGTAGTGGGTTAGTGTTTTGTGGTTGATCAAATATTGCTTGCATACCTAGTGCTTTTAATCTACGGTTTGCAATATATTCAACATATCGATGTAATAATTGTGTATTTAAACCAATCATACTTCCGTCTTTGAACAGGTATTCTGCCCAATCTTTTTCTTCTGCAACGCATTCACGCCACAGGTCGTAAACTTCTTGTTCACATTCCTTAGCAATCTTAGCCATCTCTGGATCGTCTTTGCCTTGTGCCCAAAGTTTAAGAATATGTGTGCTTAGGGCCAAATGCTGTGCTTCATCGCGAGCAATTAATGAAATAATCTTTGCAGAGCCTTCCATTAGTTTCAACTCTCCAAAGCCAAACGTACAAGCAAAACTTACATAGAAACGCAAGCCTTCTAAAATATTTACAGTTTGCATAGCAAGATATAATTTCTTCTTAACGTCACGCATGTTGCCTTCTTTACGATGATTAAAGGCATCAGCTGCTTCTGTGAATTCGTCGTAGTGTTTAGTAACACTCATTGCTCGTGCAATAATCTTTTCGTCATTTAAAATAGTGTCAAACACTTCTCCTGGGTCAGCATATACATTCTTCATAATATGTGTATAACTACGTGAATGGATTGTTTCAAAGAAGTCCCAAGTAACAATACAACCTTCTAGTTCAGGAAGTGAAACATGCGGCAAAAATGCTAGGCATGGACCACGTCCTTGGACACTGTCAAGAAGTGTTTGATACTTTAGGTTAGCTGTAAAGATATGTTTTTGTTCTGGACGAAAGTTAGCAAAGTCAGCTCTGTCTTTCTGCAGACTCACTTCTTCAGGTCTCCAAAAGTAACCAAGCATTGTTTGATTAAGTTTATCAAACACAGGAAACTTAAACGTATCGTATCGCTGAGTGTTTTGATCTTCTCCGAAGAACATATTTTGTTTAGTGAAGTCTACTTTTTCTTTGTTAAAAACTGTCTTTGCCATGTGTCTCTTTCCTTAGCTATTTGTATAGTATAACACCATCAGTACCCTGTGTCAACTATATATTGCATGCCTCGCACTCTTCTTCGTCACCAATTTGTAGGGTAGCAGGTTGTGTCTCTTCAACATTATCATGCCAACCTAAAGAATGTGCTGGTTCTTCGTCGTCTGTTTTATAATCATATGTGTTTTGATAGTAACTAGTTTTCCAACCAAACTTATAAGTTGTTAATAAGTCGTTCATCATTACGCTCATCGGAACTTCATTGTTTTCAAAATGTGTTGGATTGTAACTCCAGTTGCCACTAATGGCTTGATCAAAGAACTTTTGCATTACTGCAACTATATTAATATATCCTTCGTTGCTTGGCATGTCCCATAATAAAGTATAGTGATTTTTTAGAGTTTGATACTGAGGAACAATCTGCTTAAGAGGCCCTTTTTTACTTTTCTTAACGGACAAGTATCCTCTAGGTGGTTCGATTCCGTTTGTTGCGTTCGACACAACGGAACTGCTCTCTGATGGCATCTGTGCGGACAATGTACTGTGCCGTAGTCCGTGTTCCTTAATCTGTATTCGTAAAGTCTTCCAATCATAATTTAGTTTATTCTTTACAATGCTGTCAACATCACTTTTGTATGTGTCAATAGGTAATATGCCTTCTGAGTATTTAGTGCGATTAAAGTATTCACAAGCACCACGCTCTTGTGCTAATTTGTTTGATGCTTTTAACAAATAGTATTGAAATGCTTCTGACAAGTCGTGTACAAGTTTCCATGCTTCTTTGTCATCATAATGTACTTTGTGCTTTGCTAGGTAATGTGCTAGGCCGATATAACCTACACCTAATGAACGTCTTGCTTTTGTGCTAATCTCTGCCGCTTTAATTGGATATTTCTGATAGTCAATAATTTCTTCTAATGCTCTTACTGCTAGTTCGCATAATTCCTCTAAATCATCTAAGTTACGTAGAATACCTACATTAATTGCACTTAAGATACACAATGCAATTTCGCCTTCTTCGTCATCGATATGTTCTAAAGGTTTGGTTGGTAGTGTAATTTCTTGACATAAGTTACTCATATATACAGTATCTTTGAATGAGCTGTGTGTATTACAATGATCAACATTCATAATGTAAATACGACCTGTTTCTGCACGTTCTTTAATTAATGCACTAAACAATTCCATTGCTGGTACCGTTTTCTTCTTGATGCTTGTTGCACGTTCGTATTTCTCATACATCTCTTTAAACTTGTCTGCATCGCCAAAGTATGCTTCATACAATCCGGGTACATCATGTGGCGAGAAAAGAGTTATGTCGCCTCCAGATAACAATCGTTCATACATTGTTTTGTTAAGCTGAATTGAATAGTCTAGTTTGCGTACTCTGTTGTCCTCTGTGCCTTTGTTGTTCTTTAGCACAAGGATGTCTTCAATCTCTTGATGCCAAAACGGGAAGTGTGTAGTAGCACTACCGCCACGTACTCCATTCTGTGTACAACAACGTACTGTGCTTTCAAACTTTTTTAGGAACGGGATTATTCCTGTGTGTGCAACTTCTCCTCCTCGGATTTTTGCATTGACTCCTCGGATACGTCCTGCGTTAATACCGATACCAGCTCTTTGAGCTGTGTATCTACCGATGGACATGTCCGACGCAAAGATTGAATCGAGCGTGTCGTTACTGTCAACAAGCACACAAGAGGCAAACTGCCTAACTGGAGTACGCACTCCGGCCATGACCGGCGTTGGGATATTGATTTTAAATAGTGAGGTCGCATCGTAGTATCTCCTTACATAATATAACCTGTCCTCTTTAGGATAGTTAGCAAACAGAGTTGCTGCTATCATCATATACATATACTGCGGTGTTTCAAAAAGGCTTCCAGTACTTCTATCCTGTACAAGATATTTGTCTACTACCTGTCGTAAACCTGCATAGGTAAAATTTTCGTCGCGTTTGTGATGCATATATGAATCTAATCTAGCAAGTTCGTCGTCGTCATATGAATCTAAAATTGCTCTATCATAGATACCTCTTTCAATGTTCAGCTCAATCATTTCTTTTAATGTAATAATTTTATCATAGCCGCCAAATACTTGTTTATATACTGCATATGATAATAGCCTTGCCGCCGCATATTGATAGTTAGGTGCATCTAAATTTATAAGATCGTTAGCACTTTTGATTAATATTTCTTGTATTTCATCTGTACTCATCTCGTCATAAAATTGAATATTTGCATTCATTTCAATTTGACTACTACTAACACCAGCTAGTCCTTCACACGCAAATTCTACAACTTTATGAATTTTATCTATATTCAGTTCTTCTTTTTGACCTGTGCGTTTGACAATGTTGATGTTGATTCCGTTTGACATTTTTACCTCTTTGTTAATTTAATATTTAGTTTAGCTTTGGCAAGCTATAGCGTTTTTCGATAGCTACGTTGCCTAACTGTTTTATTTCATTTTTAATATTACTACTGTTTTGATCCACAGTAACAACATCACTCTCTATCTTTAGCACATACATTGTATTAGATTTTTCAATGTCTGTACCAATATATATCTCAAACTCCTTACCAGTAAAACGATTAGTTAACTGTAAAGAATAGCACAATCCTAACAATTTACAAAAGTTACAATATTGATTTTCTGCAACTAATTGCCAGGGTGTGGGCCAAGTACTTTGATCCCACGGGTCAGTATTTATACTCACCTGAGGAGCGTTATCGTAGTAATTAATCGCCTCTTGTATTGGATCTTTGCAAGTTTCTAATGTCTCACGAAAATCGCTCCAGGAGGCTAACCTGTCTTCATACTTATGTTTATAGAACATTTAGATTATGTTACTTTGTTTACACCTGATTGTGAATTTCATCTCTGCTATTAAGTTTGTACTTGTTATATTAACAGAAATTGTTTCTTTTGTCAAGTCCGAATTTTCATCAATTAACGTTGCATTAAAAATAATATCTTCTTCGTATAAAGCATTTCCTGAATAGTTATAATCGTCAGTGACTGTAACAGCAGCAGTTCCAAAGTTTTCTTGTGTAATGGTTAGTGTTCCACTACGTACTGCTTCAAAGTTGGTAGCAGTAATCAGGTAATCAATGTCATATGACTGATTTTCACTTCCTGGAAGTCTAAAAGTCTTAACATTTGTACCTTGACCTATATTAACAACGCTGTGATAACCTTGTGTATATATACTGTTGCCTTCTACTTCAGGTATATATGCGACATTATTAATATTTGCTTGGTCATAAGATAGTGATTCTGTTCTACTGAAATAATCACTGTCACTGTTGTTGTTGTTTTTATTAAATTTTATAACACTAGTTTGAGGCTGTCCTTCTGTACCTGCTTCGTTGCCACAATCTGTGAACTTGTTCGATTGGCTATGATTGTATTCGCCTTGCTCGATATAGATGGCTTGCTTGTTTACTTTATTAAAAGTACTATTTGATACACTATTTTTTGAAGGACCAGTAAGTTTACCCGATCCTCCTAGTGTCATGCCTTTACCAAATGTAATTCCGTATCCAAGTGTATCAAAAGTACACTTATCAAATATGTTATTATGGATATCCCACACAGATTCAACAGCATAACTAAAACCTGTAACTCTAACATTTTGGAATGTGTTATTTTTTGTTTCTACGCTGCCACTGTAACTTGACATTTTAATACCAATATTAGCATCTACTAAACTGCTAGACTGCGTCCAAGCTCCGGTAACATCTATATTATAAAAGTAACTATCTTCACAACTTTGTAGATCTATACCTGTGTTTGATGCTGTAGTATCTAGTGTAAGGTTTTCAATGCGTAAATTTTTAGACTGTGTTACACTTGTAGGTGCATAATTTGGTGCACCTGGCGTACTAGAACTTGTAACAGTATCAAATATAGCGCCAGCACCAGAGTTACGTATAATAGTTTTGCGAGGTCCAGCACCTATAATATTCGCCTGTGGTGGAATATGTATTGTGCTAGTTATTGAATAGATACCTGGTTCTAAATATAAAACAACCTTGCTTGATTCATTTGCTTTTGTTGCACTGTTTAAAAATAATTGATCAACTGCTCGTTGTAATCCTGCTGTTGCATCGTCACTGGCTATACCAGTAAGGCCAAATGATTTTATGCTTACTATGTCATCTAATCTTGCTTGCAATGTTCTTTGTATAGGACTTGCACTTGATGATCCTGTTTGTAGGTAACCGTCTCCTACGCGATATGTATAGGTATCAGCTAAACTAAAAATATCATCATACTGAGTAAGAATCTTTGTGTTACCTACTGCCGGCGAACCTTCTGCAACACTGCCGTTTCCTATGAATAATTCACGACTGTCAATTGCCCAACCTAGCTCACCACTTGAAAGTTGCGGTAAACCTGCACCTGCATTCTTTTGTCCTCTTCGGACTTGTATACGCGATATCTGTACGACTGCCACTAGTTTCTCCTACTTGTTTAATGTATTTATGCTAGTGTTTCATAATATTTGTATACTCGTTCATACCATTCGTGTTTCCATTCATCATATTCGTGTGGCCAAAGATCAAACTGTTGATAGGTTTCACCGCCTAGTATCATTCCGTCATCTCCGCGACTACACATAAAAACATGTCCTTCACGTATTTCAGTCCCGTATACTGCATTGTGTGCTTCAGCATAAGCTACCATCTGCAGGTAATAATCTATTACCCATTCGGGCTTCTTTGGTTTGTTAGTTTGCTTAAAGTCCATAATGCAGGGGTTACCTTTATACTGTCCAACTAGGTCAGTAGTTCCTGCATATAATTGCGGAACGTATAGCTGTACTTCGCTACCCCATATCTCATCTACATCAACCATTGCATTATCTCGTATGACCTCTGCCATACGATGTGCTTTTATTGCGAATGGGTTCGACCCTGGGCTTGGCCATTCACCGAACTCTACATAGTCTTCAAGGTATTTGTGCATCCGGGTACCAACACCCGCGGCTTCTGTTACAATCTCTTGTGCTTTAGTTTCACCTACCCTCTTGCGCCAAGCGATAAGGTGTGTCTTATCTTTAGTAGCGTCTAGAATAGTTGTGACAGAGGCTACAGCATTTCCATCGGGGGTCAGATATTTCCGCTTACCCTCTATTTGTTTTCTATGTATAGGTTGGTAATTGTATTTGTTTTTAATTAGACTCATCAGTATCCTCATATTCATATTCGTCCCAACGATCCATAAACGGATCGGACATATAATATGGATCAACTGTAGAGTTGGGATCATCTTCAGCAGTAATTGTTTTCACTTCAGGAACAAAGTGTTTTACCATATTCTCAACACCCATCTTTAGTGTAATAGTACTGCTTGCACAACCACTACATGCACCTCCGAGTATTAAACTTAGATGACCGTCATCATAACTTACAAAATCAATAACTCCGCCGTGGCTTGCCACCGCTGGTTTTACATTTGTTTCTATAATATCTTTAATTTGTGTAATAATTTCTTCATTGCTGCGTTCAGCCATACGGTTTCTCCTAGTGTCTATATATTATAGCACCTTTGTTGTACTATGTCAAGTATTAAATGCTGGCGCCTACGTCAGTTGCGTTTTTTGCCATTTGGGATACTTTGTCACCTTCTGCATCTTGCTGAGGTGTATCACCTTTTGAAACTGCTTGTGCAGTCTTAGGTTCGATACCTTTTTCGTTAAAATTAGTCACCATTGTTTTAACTCTTGCATCAGTATCATATGCAGCTTTGAACGTACTGTAATCAAACTGCTCGCCACCTACATTTTGCATAAGTTTGTTAAGGTCTAAGTTTTTAGATCCTTTTCTAATGGCTTCTTTGGATGGTTTTTCGAAGTGTAAGTATACTGATTGTCCTGCTTGATCAGCACTATTAATAACAGTTCTTAGAATCTGTACAAGTTTACTTGCTGATTGATTAGGCTCTGCCTCGAGTATAATGTCAGACACTCTCATGTCTAATCCTTACTTCTTTGTTGAAAGAATTGTACCTAGTCTCCGACTAGTTTCTATCATTTTCTTTTTAGCTATTTTGCTTTCACGTTTTTCACGTCCAGCTTCTGCTTCACCGCCTGCGGCAGGTTCTGCAGCTGCAAAGTCGTCTTCAGCGGCTTCAGCATCTACTGTTGGCTCCATCTCAGCATCTGCTGCTGGTTCTGCATCCATCGGCGCTTCTTCGCCACCCATTGGTATTTCTCCACCTTCGCCTGTCATTTGTGCAACACCAGCTGTTAATGCAGCTCTTGTTGCTTCTAGTGCTGTGTATAAACTTTCGAGTCCTGGTTTTACTGTACCTATAAATGTTTCTGACTGTGCTTGACCCATTTCATCACGTATTGCATCGCCTAGTTCTAACATTGATTCAGCTTGCATTTCTGCTGTGTCTTCCATCCAACCTGTAACTCTGTCAACCATATCTTTAGAAGCCATAACAATTTCTGCTTTGTCTTCTTCGCCTTCTAGTAGTGATGTAAAATAATTATCTATGATGGCTTTTCCTTCATCAATGTACTTGCTTTCGGGAGTCTTCTTCTTAGCAATGGCAGCCTGTAATCCTGCTGGTAATTTCTTTTGTTTTGAACTTAGACCTTTTGAACCTTTTTTGTCGCCTTTACCTGCGTCTTTTTTATCTTTCGCGGCTTTACCAATTGGTTCTTTTGTATTACCATCACCATCTATATCAGGAAAGTCTGGCTTTGCGGCTTTTTCTGCTACTTCTTCAGCTTCAATGACTGCTTGATTAAGAACGTCTAGGAAGAGTTTGTTCTTTTGGTATTTTCCGTCATGTACTGAATCGAAACTTTCATTTGTTTCGTATTGACTAAGTGTAGTTCTTAGTTTATTCCGAGCATCTTCTAACTGCTCCAAAGTAAATGCTTCAAGATTGATCTTCTTTCCGAATCTCTTAGCAAGGCTCTCGTTTAACGATGCCGCTGTCACTGGTTTATTAATTTCTCTAATGTTCATCAGTCTCTTCCTAATGTTTATTGTTATAGTTATTTAGCCATTTAACCTAGAATATACTGCATGAGTTTGGCTTTGGCGTCTGTAGTATAGTGTAGGGCTATATCTAGTCTTTGTTCGGCAACATCACACTTTAATTCGTCTTTACTGTTCTCAATAGTATTCTTATAAAAAAGACTATCTATATGATGTTTAGACAAAGTATTATCTAATCTACGTATCTCATCAATATTCCTATTAGGTTTGTAGATACTGCAATGCACATGAGCAACAGCGGCAGATTTACTGTAGTAACTTGTAACTTGTTTGTTTTCTTTAGTGTCGTAGATTAAGTATCCATGCCAGGACTTGCGTATAACAAAATGCTTTATCCTAATGCTATTACCTTTTTGATAAGGAATAACACTAAGGTCTATGCTGTTTACTAATTCTTCAAGTTGTGTTAATAGTTGTTCGTCAATCATTTCTCATAACCAAATAAAGATCTTTATTGCGTACTTTACTTACTAAACTTTTCTTCACCATATTATCAATTATGACTTGTTCTCTTTCAGTATATGAGCTTAGAGGAATCGGCTTCGCGTCCATCTTGCCCAACAATTCTGTTTCTTCATTGGTTTTGTAAATGTCAAATGACTGTATAAGTTCATTTATCTTCATTACATTGGAGTTTTCATTACAACTTTTGCGCCAGGTTGGATGCCTTTATCAACCTCGCCATTACTTGATGTGTCAATTACAAATCTTTTTCCACTTGCATCACTAGGGTCTTTTTGTATTACTCCGGGTTTTTTTGGATCTCTAGGTACTTTAGTTTCAATGCCTGTTTTAGGATCTTTAAGTGTTACCTGCTTATCGTCTGCTGACATAACATCTAATTCGTTCTCTAACAATTCGTACATTCTCATTTAAACTTCTTCCTTCCAAAGGGATTCTTCTTAGGCTTATTAAGTCTTGTTAATCGCACTGCCGCAGGATTTGCTCTTCTAGCAATAGCACTTTTAACTTTCATTGTTCCCGACCTTTTAGCTTTAGTCTGTTTTAGTCCTACACTCTTCTTAACATTGATAGGTGCATTGCAAGCAGCTGGACTAGCTCTAACTTGACCTTTTCTAGCACCGTACTGACATCTAAACTTTCTAGTTTGTTTGCCGCCGCTACGACTCCAAACTCTTATTGCGCCAGCTTCGGTAATATCAGATACAATCATCTAGCACTCCTATTCATTTGAGCAACTCTTTTTGAAGCTGGGTTAGTTCTTTTAGTACGCTTTGCTTTACGTGCCATCCTACTTCCTAATCGTGCCTTAGTCTTCTTTAATAAAATACGTTTCTTTATGTCTGGTGCTGCAAAACATTGACTTGGTTGTTTTACAACTCTGCCTTTGCGTTTGCCGGTCATGCAACGATATTTCCTAACAACCTTTGAACCTGACTTGGCCCATACTTGCCTTTCGTTAATAAAGTCTTGTAAATCGTTTATTATACTTTCATACGTAAAACTTTCAAACTCACTACGTTCCGGCATTTCAATACCAAGACGTTTCATTTCTGGTGCTACATATTTTTTAATGTTTCTGTCGCTCATTTCATCATAGAAGTGTGCAAACAAATCAGTGCCATATTCCTTTTTATATTCTTTGGCAACAAAATCATATTGATCTTTATCTTCAATCTTTCTAAGTTGCCTTCTTAATTTATTCTTTGATGTACCAATACCAGTACCGCCCTTCATTGAAAGATAAAGTTGTTCGGCTGTGCTTCTTAATACAATCTGTTGGCGATCAGTTAGTTTAGGTTCGTCTTTTTTAGCATCAGCATTTCTTCTTTTGACTTCTGCATCTCCATCGCCTCTACCTGGTTGTTTAGGTTTAGATACTGGTGTTAAGTTGCCGTCTGCATCTTTTTTATACTGGTTGGGTGCTGCACCTACTACTTCACCACCACCGTCACCTTTATTTGGATTGTTGTCTTGTGCATCACCTTTTTTCTTAGTTGGATCTTCAGGCTCGTACACAAAATTTGTAGCTGTACCATTCATCAGTGCGGCCTTAAATTGTATAAGCATCTTAGCTGCTTTTAATTCTTCAGGCGAAATACTGTTTATTCCATCTAGGTCTGTTAGGTCATCTTTGCTGTATAGTTTTTCTAAACGTCTACCAACTATTTTTTGCAGTATTGGTTTGGTGCTTTGCTTTTCTATTATTACTACTAGTTTCTCTAAATTGCTTGTAGATAGATCTCCGCCCAATGCTTCTACTGCTTGTGCTACTTCTTGAGTCATGCCCATCACAACAGGCTTCTCAGTTGGTGGAGCAGTATCCACTGCAGCCGCAAAGTCTTTCATTTCATCGTCAGTTTTTTTAAGTTGTGGTGGAGGAGAAAGTTTTATTTCTTTGTCACTTTTACTACTAGTCTGTCCACTATCACTACTGCTAGTGTTACCACCAGGTGCTTGCGGTCCGTCTGTGCTTACATTAGGACCTTTGCCTGGCTTAGTTGCGTCATCACCGCCTTTTTGTCCTGCGGCCATTGCATTACCGCCTGCACTTGGATCAGCTTCTATTTTCTTTATTTCATCTTGTATTATTTTTATTGCTTTGCTAGGATCTGTAAAAGCACTCATCATTTGTTCGTCTTGTGCTTTGCGAACCATAGCCTCAAACTTTTGCTTGTCTGTTGCTTTATCTCTGAATTTCTCTGGTATCACATATGCATAAGAACTTTGTACAAATTTTCTTAGAGCTTTTTCTGGATCCATTTTTACTTTGTCGATTGCTAACAGCTCACCAGCTAGGGCGGCCCTTACTTTCGGATCTTGTAATTCCGTATCAGTTACAGTTGCTATTATAGCTTGTGCTCTATCTGCTCGCTCACCTGGACCTGCAACATTATTAAAGTTTGCACTACCAGCGGCAACAATCTGTGCAATTTGATTTGCATCTGCATCGTTAGCCCTTGCTTTTTTAAGAGCATCATCGACTACTGCAACAACCTTTTTATCTGTATTAGCGTCTTTGAAGTTAGCTATAGGTTTAATTTGATTACCACGCGGATCTTTTGCATCTGGATCTGTTTTTAGAGGAACATTAGAAGGACCTTTTCCTCTACCGCTTGAAATTAGATTACCATCCTTGTCGTAAACCTTGTAGCGTGTGCCTTGTCCTGACCCTGTAACAATTTTATAAGCCGCTTCAGCTTTTCCTACTTGTGCATATGCTTTCTCGCCGTCTTTTTGCTTATCTAAGTATGCTTGTCGCTCACCTGGTTTTTCAACTGATTTACCTCTGCCTCCAACAGCATTAGCCATTGCTTTTAGTGTGTTGGGTCCTGGATCGCCATCCACTTTTAGTCCTTTAGACTTTTGGAAGTCTCTTACTGCTTTTGCTGTGCCTGGACCGAACCATCCATCAGCTTTTGCTTTGAAACCTAATTGTGTAAGGGCAGTTTGTATAGTTTTAAGCTCGGGGCTGTTTATAGCACCCTGCTTAACCTTGCGCCACATGCTACCATTAGATTTAATCTTAATAATTGCGGCGTTTATTGCAGCATCTAATGCTTCGGTGACGTGATATGTGAGTTCTCTTAAAAGCATAACACACTTATTTAGTTGTTTTATGTGAAGTTGATTAGCAGAACGACGATGGTAGAAAGTAAGCCTGCAACAATAGTGCCTGTTGCTCCTATGACCACTTTGATCATAGACTTATTACCTTGTTGTATATCAAGATGCACATGATGAAGTTTTTTCTCAACCGCGGTCAAACGGCTTTCTAAGTTTTCATATCTCTGTTGACACAAGTCAACATGTGCTTCTAAATTCTTTTTTTCTAAGGCAGTTGCCATAATATTTCTCTCTATTGCGTTAGTGCAAGGGATCTATGAATACCTAAATGAGATGTTGTGTAAGCCTTAGTGTAATTATTTATCATATAGTACCAGTCTAATTATCAGCTAGTTTAAAAATAATATTACGGTCTGCCTTGTGTTTAGTCCTAAATGCACTGTTAGTTATATTAGCCGTATCATTTAATCTTGTAATAACAGGAACAAGATCAAAGTCATTTATTAGCGTGTCTAGTGTAACAGCTCCTGCTTGATCATATGTAAATTCAAATGTCCAATATCTCTGTTTGTCTTGTATGCTAGATCCAAATCCGAAACTACTTACATCGCCTACATGTGTTTTACATTCGATAGGTGTTAATTGTACTCTAAGTCCTACTGTTTGCAATACCGTAAGATAATTTGCTTGCTGTTGCCGCAATAAATTATCGTCGTGCTTCCTTGCATTAGTTTCTGTAATATCAATTACTGTTGTTATAATTACACGCATGACTATATTTACAGAGATAAAAAAAGGGCCCAGTGAAAACTGAGCCCTTTAATTTAAGTATTAAGTTAATTAAGACTTATGTTGCATCAAATGCGTCTAAGTCACGGATAAGAACAACTTGTGCTGATAAATCAACTCCGTCTACTGTTCCTAATGCTTGATGTCTACGTGTCAAAGATGCTGCATCTGAATGATGTCCATCAATGATTGCAAAAATCTTACCTGCTGTACCTGTTGATACATACATTAGTGGTGAAAACTCACGTACGATTGCTTCGATTGCTCCGCCGATTCCGTCTTTTGATGTTAAATTAGCTCCAGCGTCGATTTCGATTGCTGTGATCTGTGATGTGCTGTAGTTTTCGCCGTGATCATAACCTGATCCTGCGCCTGCTACAGGGTTTACTCTTGTGAATGATGCCATTTTATTTCTCCTGTTCTAAATAGCACTCTCCGCTCCGGAGAGTTTCAAAGAAACGTTTGTCGTTTCCCTACTTTGTATTTAGTCTGTATGGAAAAATAACCTACTTTAAGGTCTTTTTGGCTCGATTTTGGATGGATCTAAACATACTTATGTATGCAGGCCCTGCTCTAACTATATCATCTAATGCTTTTACCGCTGGCCGCATGGCTCTTACCATATTACTTGGTATAGGTTTGCCTTCTGCCATTAGTTGTAAAAAACCTTTTACTAACATAATATTTTCAGGTCCTACAAGATATCTATAGAACACATAATCTCTACTAGCGGCACTCATATCGGGCATACTAATAGTAGGTTCGTTATCTTTTACCCAGTTGCTTTCTAGATCACGTTGACTTGCAAACTTTTCTAGGTCGTCAATTATATCACTGCTTCTTAGTTTAGCTCTAGTTGCATAGAGAAGTTTAGTTACAATAACTCGTCTTTTGTCATTAGTAAGCTGACTCCAATTTGTTACGTTGCGTCTAATTGTTTTATAGTCAGTGTTTGATACATTTAGAACGTTCTCTAATCTTACAAATAACTGTGTAGGATTAGGCGTTGATCCACTGCTGATAGATCTTAGATATGCTTTCAAGGCATCTAACGGGAGAGTCGTTGATTGTCTTGAACGCATTGCAGCTCCAGGATCTTTTAGCTTGCCTAATGCACGTTCGTCACCAGTAACAAAGTATATGAAGTTATACAAGTCTGTACTATTCATTTTGAAACGTTCATACTTTACGTCAAGAGTTTTACGAGCGTAATCACGCACAACACTTGTAGCATTCGGAAAGTTTTTTAGTAGTTCTAATATTAACAGTGTTAGATATAGCCTTTCACAACAATCTGCATATGTCAAAACTTTTACGCTTTGATCATTGCGTGTCATCCTTGCTTCTTCGAGTTGCTGTAAAAAATCTAATTGCATATTACATGTACTTTTTCATAAACACCTGTGACATCTTATCTGGATGCACATCTAAGAAGTCATGTAGGTTATTACTCATTTGTATATCTTTTGTAAATTGTAATTTTAGTTGCGGCTTCATACCTTCTGCTGTAAGAAGTCTACGTAAATTAACTGCCTGTCTTGGACTTACATTTAATTCTTTACCATCATCAGTCTGTACTGTTGTAATTGGATCATCGCCTGTACGTGTATCTAACACTGCTCCAAGTTGATCAAAGATAGAAGTTTTTTCAAAACCTTTACCTATATCCTTTTCATCGTTATCTAGCTCAGCACCATGTCCTCTAAGGCCTAGGTCGTCTAGTGTTCCTTCTTTAACAATATCTTTCATTTTCATTTGTTCTCTCCTAACGTTTGATTGATCTGTTTGCTTTAGTAAAGTATCCTCTAGATACTAATTTAATATCACCCTTAGGGTGTGTCATTACATAACCTTCTCCGCCATCACCGTGTGCCGAACTATCAACAGGACCGTGGTCTCCAATGTGTGCTTTAACATCTGCTTCATGTGCGTCAAACTGTTTTATAATTTTGTCTTTTAATTGCATTATACCTGCTACTGTATTCCACATTGCATTGTACCCTGCACTCTTTTGTCCTACATATTCTGCAATACGTTGTTGCTTTACTCCACTTATCTTACTAGTCTTGAGCCAGTTCATAAATCCTTTTGCATAATCAGTTACACCTGAGTCAACAGTGCTATTAAGATATGTATAAAATATTTTAGGTAAGTCTGTCATTTTTAATTGTACAAGTTCTTGTTTGTTAAGTAACGAATCAATTGCCTGTGCATCTTTAGCTACAGTTGCCTTTAATGTGTTGATATCGTTATCATCAATAGTTGCTGATTTAGAAACTGTTACACTAGGAAAGATAAAAACTTCAGTGCCGAGCATTGCTAAGTTTTGTGGAACTGGAGATTGATTGCCTTCTTCGTCTAATAATCTATGTACCACAACACCAGTTTTTGATTGTGCAATACGTTTGCCTATGTCACTTTGTGTATCAACTTCGTATGTAACAATATTAGGTGTAAAGATATATTTGCCGTTTCTAATTTCAGGTGTGTTATAATATAACAAGTCGCCCATTAAGTAACCTCTAAAGTCTTTAGGAGTTGCTTTTTCGTACTCGTCAAAAATATCTTTCATGTTGTTTGCAAATTCTATGCGGTCTGGTTTATCTTTGTTGGCGCCACCGCCTCTGTTGAGTAAATGTCCTGCAAGTTCTTTTCCACTAGTTGCTCGTTCAACACCACCCTTCTTAACAAACCCGGATTTGTCTGTAAGTACAAACTCTCCATTTTCATTGCGGCCAAAAACGATAGCGGGAGATCCGTCCCATTTGATAGTGACATCTGTGTGTCCTCCTTGCTCAAGTCTCTTTAATGATTCTATAGCACGTATAGCTCCTTGAGAACCTTCATCGAAGATAATATCTTCAGCATGATCAATACGAGCACCTTCTGTCAACATAGATTTTGTATAATTTACAAATTCGTAAAATCTCATATCATTCTCACGCTGTTTAGATTAAGTCCAGCAAGTTCTTTTATTCTGTCTAATTGTTTATCTTCTTCGCTTTCAGGAAGTTTCTTACCTGCTTTTTCGAGTTGATATTCAAACTGTGATATAAGTTCATCATAGTTAGGATCGTTTCTAAGAAACTTAATCATACTTTCAACTGTGTGAGTATCTTCTTCAGTTGCACCTGGTCCTAATAACAGAGGAGCAATCTTATCCCATGTGTCTGCTATTACAGCATCGCCTTTGTTTGGATCAAGTAGTCCGAACTTAGGACTCATTTTATATCCTCTGCCTCGTGCAATACTTGCTAGTAACATTGCCCTTAATGCTCCACCGTATTCTTCTGTGCCGCCACGCTTGGCTCCACGCTGAAAGTCTGGATTGTTTGTAAACATAAAGTCTGTTTGTACAAAGCCTTTTTGATCTGTTCCGTCAATAGGGGTTCTGAAATGTACTTGGTCACCTGCGTTATGAATCCATCCGTCTTGCTTTTTTCTACCCACATTCATAATTTGATCTTCTGGAACACCTTGACTCTTAAGCCAAGCACTTAGTTTAGCAATCAATTCTTCTTTGCTGACTTTGTTTGCATCTGTGTTTAGATCTAAATCCCCTGAGCTATTCTTTTCAAACGCTCCGTCTGGGTCTTTTTTCTTTCCTGTAGTACCTAACCAGTCTTCTTCGTCAAAGGTTAAGCCTGTAATTTTTTCAATAAACTGTATAGTAGGATGCACATCTTGTGTTGCTATACGCTGTGTCATCATTTCCTTTTCAGGTTCAGTTTTAAATACGTTGCCGCCTTCGTTAAGAATCATTTTTTTTTCCTAGCTTCAATCACTTTTTGCACACCACGTTTAAATTTACGTGGATCTCCACTTTTAATACTATTTAGAAAACGCCGTTCTAACTCATTTGCAGTAGTAGCATCATAGTTTTTATGCATATTGTTAATTAAGTTAATAGAACTATTAATGATATTATTAGCAGTCGTCTCAATTAAACGATCCTGATCCTTATTTAGGCCCAGATTGTTAAGTTCATCTAATATACTACGAGTTTGTTTTTTCATGGCACTTTCCTATACAATGTATTTACCGTTAATAAAATAAATATTAGTACATAACGGAGGGCAACGATGGGCATAAAACAATTAACATTTAATGAAAGGTCCCTACTTTTTGCACAATTAGCTTCTATTGCTTATAATAACACAAAAGAAGCCAAGAGTCAAGCAAAACGGTTAGGCTTTACAACAACAGAGTTTTACGAAAAAGACGGAGCGCAAGCATATCGCTTTATGAACAAAGAAGATTTAGTCATTGCATGCCGAGGAACTGAACCAAAAGAGTTTAATGATATTAGTGCAGATCTAAAAGCATTGCCAGTAATGGCTGAAACAGTTAGTCGTGTACATAGAGGATTCAAAGCAGAAGTAGACGAACTATGGCCTGCGATTACAGAAGATATTAATCGTAAAGCAAACTTAGGCAAGACACTATGGTTCTGTGGACACTCACTAGGAGCGGCAATGGCTACTATAATGGCAAGTCGTTGTATGCATGATGTAGAACTTAATGATCCAGTTGAACTTTATACTTATGGTTCACCACGTGTGGGTTGGAGAGGATATGTTAAGAGTTTGGGTGTAACACATCACCGTTGGAAGAACAACAATGATATTGTTACTACTGTTCCTCTTTGGATTATGGGCTATGTACATCACGGTACAGAACATTATCTAAATGCATACGGAAACTATAGAAAGCCTACAGGTTGGCAACTAGTCAAAGACAAGTGGCGTGGTATATGGATGGGCCTAAAGCAAGGTAAGATAGATAGCTTTGGTGATCATTCAATGACTGAGTACATCAAACACATTACACGAATA